TCAGTCGCATTTGTGAGAAGGATCGGAGGCCAGCGGCCAGCTTTTATGAAAAACATCCGTCAGCAGGACATCCCAGTCTTCCGGATAGCTGGCCGGATCAATTCGCTGGCTCTCCCCGTCGCTGTCACCGCGCAATGACTGCGTGATGTTGTAACGATCAATAATCCAGCGTTCGCCACGGCTGCCATAGCCCGTTACCTGAACCACAAAACGGCGATGACGTCCCGCCTGCACATCAACTGTCGCCACCAGGAAATTAACGCCATCCGGCACACTGCGGGAAGGAACTGGCTCTGCCCGCTGCTCAAGCAGTTCACTTTTTCGTTGCTCCATGCTGGCACGGGGAAGATAAGGTAATCCCCAGTCGGTATTGATAACCGTCTTGAGTGTTTCTTCACTTCCGGTTGTCTCGTATTCCTGTTCTGCAGTAAGCAGTTTGTAAACGAGTTGCGAGAGTGTCTGGTAAGCAGCTGCCGGACCCTCCATCCAGAATGACGCAATACGTGAGCGTCGGGGATCACCATAACGACTGCCATCCGCATTGATGGATTCACCATCCCGCAACCAGACCCCACGTCCGTTCAGCTCACGTTTTTGTTCAGGCATAATCCGTCCTGAACAGGAAGGACACTGAATATAAGCCGCCTCACTTGCCAGCACGGGATCGGCAATATCACGGAAACCAGCAACCACATCGCCGCAGGGCTGAAAATACTCACCACAGTGTGGACAGGGCCAGTACCAGCGACGGCGATCGCCACGGTTATAGAGCGACAGTATCCCCGTGGTTGGTGGAGCCTCATGCGGTGAAGTCCGTCGCCATTTCACATCCTTCACATCCCTGCCGGGGGAACTCTCCACCAGCGTCATACCACTGGACATAAATGTGGTGGTACGTTTTGAGGCAAGAGAGAAGGCATCCCCCTCGCCATCAATATCTTCCGGAAAACGGTCATAATCCGTCAGCGCCACGCATTTATAATCTGATGAGGACATGATATTGACTGACGGCCAGCCGATTTTCAGGTAGTTGCCAGCAAGGAATGTTCTGTCATAAACGTTGTTGTCATTTTTGTTCGGACTCAGGCGACTGACCACTTCCGGGCTGACGCGAAACGTTCTGGCAAGTCGTTTTTTGGAGTGTTCGCGGGCTTTTTCCTCCGTCATCTGAATGATCAGCATATCCGCAGGATCGCAAATCACGTTGTAAATCACCCAGCCGTCAATCAGGCCGATAGTCTTGCCAGTTCGTGCCGGGCCAACAAATATCACTGCGTCGTATTCACGCGAGGCCAGGCAGTTCATCGGCTCAATAACATACGGTGCCACCAGCGGATCCCACGGGACTGAGTTCCCGGCCCCCATGGGCACCCGCATATACTGAGCAACGGCATCAGCAACCCGCATTCGTCTCGGTGCGCGAAGGATATAACCTGAATCGGTTCGTGCTGCCTTTGCGGTTTCCTGATTCAGCATTACTCCTCCTGCTGTAATTCCTCCTCATCATCCGCACCTGCTTCAGTCACCCGCAGGGCTATCTGATCGCGCAGATCATCAATAATGGACTGAACACGGCTCACAGCGGCAGGCTGCAGACCGCAGTCACGTTCCAGAATATCCGGTAATGTCTCCAGCACCTGCACGACCGCTTTTGCCCAGATGGCAAACTCCCGTCTGACATCACTGGCCGGAATGAGTTGTGCCGTTTCCTGTTCGAACTTAAGACGCTCACGTTCAGACTGATACCAGGCTTTGCGCTCATGCGCGTCCATTTCGCCTTCTGCAACCGGCGGTGGCAATGCCAGAAATGCCGACACAATATCAACCACCCGATAAAGCTTGAGGTTGCTTTCATGCCCCCCTGCAACGGGTAGATTTTGCAGCCTTGCCGCAGCAGTCTGGCGATGTACACCTGACAGTGCCGCCAGTTGACTGATATTCAGCGTCAGATTTTTTAACTCTCGATCCATACCCGCTCCAGAATGTTTTAAACATGCATCTTGCGAACAACTTTAGGCAAACGGTGTTAGTGATGAACAAAAAACAATCAAAATCGACACCGCAAAAATAAAACTACTGCAATATCAATCAATTACAGCAGTGGTGATGACGAATGAAATTTCAAAAACTAGCCTTTTTCCGCGACGCTCCCGCCCCGTGGCAGGCCACCCCACCAGGAGGACCCGTCAGCCTGACAGCCATGACGAACGTCTGATACAGCGCCCTGCATGAATGGCATCGGGATAATCCAGAAAGGAATAGCATCGTACCTACAAGAATCTGTGTGAGCGTCCTGTTTCTTCCACCCCCGCACAGGACTGGCGAGCATGAGGGACAAACCCACGAATCATAAACGCGGTAAAAACCCGGTGTGCATCGTTTTTGATTATTCCCGCACACTCACGCAGAAGGAATTCCCCGTCGGGCTACGATCATGGTTAATGCGGGAATACGGCGACGATACAGCGCATGATGTGTCAGGCTTGAATACCTTTATCCGTTAAAAGGGATATCAGTTAAGTTATCCCGTGCAGGGTATAAGCCATTATCAAGCCCACCCGTAGATAGGCTTTGTAATGACATCTTCAATTAATCAGCAGTTCAGGCTGTGTCACCTGCAAAATGTATTCATGCTCGACAGCCAGGACACGCTTCTCTTTCTTCCGTTCGTTCATTAACCGACTGCCGATCGTACCTTTCAGCTTTGAGCGTGTTTCTTTGATGGCGTAGCGGTGCTGCATTTCTTCGCCAATTGCCATGCGGCGGCTCAGTTGCTCTGCCATCCAGTTGAATGCTGCGATATAGCTCTCCTTGATTGCCGCAGCAGCTTTCCCGGTGAACCCCATCACAACCATGATCCAGCCATCTTTCGTCAGGCTGTACATCGGGCGAACCTTGCCCTGCTCATCGATATAATCAGCCGACGCAAAATTGCGTTGGCTAAACTCACGCGAGCAATCAGCCTTAACCTGCTCGATTTTCCTGAGAACATCACCGTGTCGCTTGCCGAAGTACTTGGCAATTTTTCTGGATGTGGTAACGACCTCTCCGTTTTTGGCTTGCACCATTTCTCGGAAGTCGAAGGCTGGAATAACTGAATGATTATTCATAGCGTCTTTACCTTTTAGAAAGTGAGCCTGTCTCACAGAAAAGCCGCCCGAGAGAGGTCGCCACCTATAACGGCATTTCTCAGGCTCGCTTACTGAAAGGCTCTCGTTAATATGCGCGTGAGATGCGCGTTTACTGCGGACATAAAAAAGCCCCGCATCGCGAGGCTCATTAAATTGACTTTGTGATTTGCAAAAAATTATTTCAGGCATTGCGTCCTGATGTACTCCTGAAGCGTTCTCAGTGCTGTTTGGTCACGGATAATTCCGTCCCGGATACCGAGAACGTTTCGTCCAGCAACTGAAGAGAGTTCGACGGTGGCATCATTGCCCATGCCGGAGGAGCTGGAGGTTTTGGCTGAGGCTGGCACAGGGCATTTTCCTTTGACGAGCACCCGACCACCATTATCAAGCTTACGCCGAAGAGCATCATTTTCAGCTTTCGCATTGGCTAACTCCTTCGTGTATTTAGCATCGAGTACATCAGCAGCACGCTGGCGTTGCTGCATGTCAGTAATGGTGGCGGTCGCCTGCTTCAGCTCACTGACTTTTTTATCACGCTGCTCTTTGTAGGCGATGGCGTTATCACGGTAATGATTAACAGCCCATGACAGGCAGAGGATGATGCAAATAACCAGAGCGGAGATAATCGCGGTTACCCTGCTCATTGCTGCCCCCACAAACAGACTTCACGCTCAATATCACGACGGGTCATCAGCCCTTTCCATTGCTTACCGCCAGCGTATGTCCAGCGACGTAGCTGGTCACATGCGCCTTTGATATCACCCTGGTTTATTTTGCGAAGAAGCGTCGATGTTCTGAAATTACCAGCGCCCACGTTGTAAACGAACGAGTAAAGAGCGCCGCGCGTTGTTTCCGGTATATCGACTTTGATGTACGGGTTAATTTGTCTGGCGACCATGGCAAGGTCTTTATTCAGGAGGGCTTTGCATTCTGCTTCGGTATACGTTTTACCGGGAATGATGTCTTTTCCGGTGTGTCCGTGACATACAGTCCATACGCCAACGATATCTTCGTATGGTATGTAGCTGACACCTTCCTGGCCATCGTCACCACTCGGACCAGTGATGAGCACAGACGCTATGGCAACAGCCCCACCACCAATAGCAGCAGCAACAGCCTTGCGTAATGATGGCGACATTATTCACCTCTCGCAGCCTTACGCTTATCTTCTTTAATCTTGAAATAAAGGTTTGTCAGATACGTCAGCAAGCCAAACACCAGGCTACCCAATACGCCTATTGCCACCCACTGGGATGGGGAGACTTTGTCCAGCAACTGCAGTAGCCAGTATCCCGTCCCCACCGCTGACGTGGTGTATGACACACCTGTTGTTATTTTTTCCATCTGGTACATACCCCGTCTCCCGTTATCCGGAAGCTGACAACAATAAAAAGCCACCAGTTAATTCCTGATGGCCCTGATGCATAAACGTCATAATACCTGACTGTTATGATTGACAATAATGATAATGTTTATATAGAAAGGTTCCCGATGTGTGTTACATATCATTTCTCCACGGGGAATATCCCCACGCCAGCGCAGACTCTTTTACCCGTTCTCTTCTGCGCTGGCTCTTTTTTATTATGCTGCTGCATTTACCTCTGGCACCATGCTTTCTATCTCAACACAATACGTGGTACTTCTTGTAACCAATATCATAACGATTAATCGACATAGAATTTCTCCCGTGTACAGGAACAGAGTTAAAAAGCCGGAACCGGAATCAAATCACAGGATGACCATCTGCCAGTGGCAGGTCATAAAAAAAAGGCCGCGCCATGCGCAGCCAGAACTCACAAGGAAAATGATAGAAGGAAATAACATTAGTGATGTACGCATGGCGCCTCCCGCTAAGTTCTGCAATGATCAAACAGAACTCGCTACGTGCCCTTAAAACTCGATCATTTAGCCCCTCCAAGGAGGATTCACCATGCGGTTGATTTTTTAATAAACAGTAAACAAAAAAGTCAAGAATTATTCATTCTGTTCTTTCATCATCGGCCACAGCAATACCACAATGCCGCAGACCAGAGCGCCATCAGTCAGTACCAACATTATCCTGCTGGTGAAATCCATCATCACCATCACTAAAAGCAGGATCACAACAGCAAGCAGACACAGTTTATAAAACAATGTTCAGAAAACGCATTCAGCATGCCTAAGGTTCTATTCCTACGAATAGCCAACTTGCAACTTAAAATATTATTTATGCAGCCAATTAAATTCTGGTCCTTACAATATCAACCTGAAGATTCTTATCTTGTGCTGATTGATAAATGACAAACCTTTTACTACCTGCATTGAAAGAAGTAGACAAAACCAGACAATTATCATAACGAGCAAGAACATAATACCAACCATCATTATAATTAATCATTTCATATTCTTTCTTAAACTGTGGTTTGTAATATCCTGTCAGAAATGAAAAAAGCCCAAAATATGCCACAAAAGCAATCATCACAATCTCAAAAAAATGTTTTTTTATAAATGGCTTATCATAGAAGCATGATACCGATAAAAATCGCCCATAAGATCTTATCGAAATTGTAACCGCCAGCGCAATCGCTGCTGACAGTAGCAAAAGAGGTACCTGAATCTTCTGTCTCAATATAGAAAACTCAATAATTGCCGGCACAAACAATAATTCCACAGCAAAATAAAGGCGAAATACATTTAGCTCTTGCATAGAATGTTTTCTTTTCACTGCGAAAAAGAATACAACACCAATACCCCAACCGATAAGAAATATAGCAATGACGATAACTGCAAAAAATAAACTTCTGGCAACATCATCAACACCTGCACCTACAATCCACCATGGGAAGCCGTAGTAAAAAGAAGTACCCCATCCATAGAAATAAGCACTCCCCCATCCAAGGCATCCCATGTAGGCAATAAAAAGTGAAGAACTCCTGAGCAGCGCACCATCCTTCATAACCACCCCAATACAAGATGATAACATTGGCTTACAACTCATAACAAAAGCAATTCAATGCCGTCAAGAGGTTACAGGCTAAAAAAACTCTATTACATTGCAGTCAGCATGTTTACTACACAAATACAATTCAGAGCATAAAAACTACTCGGCGGCAGGTTATTGAGACTCATCAATGACATGTAAAAAACGCCCATTATTGGTGTCAAGTTTCCCCAAAGTTATTCAAAAAGTCAATATTATGCCGTTAATATGTTGCCATCCGTGGCAATCATGGCGCTAACGTGTGATCGCATTCAAAATGTTGTCTGCGATTGACTCTTCCTTGTGGCATTGCACAACCAGAGCGTCATACAGCGGCTTAACAGTGCGTGACCAGGTGGGTTGGGTAAGGTTTGGGATTAGCATCGTCACAGCGCGATATGCGGCGCTTGCTGGCATTCTTGAATAACCGACGCCTTTACATCTTCCGCACTCTTTCTCAGCAACTATCCCCCACTGCTCTGTTTTGGCTATATCAACCGCACGGCCTGTACCGTGGCAATCTCTGCATCTTGCGCCCGGCGTCGCGGCACTACGGCAATAATCCGCATAAGCGAATGTTGCGAGCACTTGCAGTACCTTTGCCTTAGTATTTCCTTCAAGCTTTGCCACGCCACGGTATTTCCCCGATACCTTGTGTGCAAATTGCATCAGATAGTTGATAGCCTTTTGTTTGTCGTTCTGGCTGAGTTCGTGCTTACCGCAGAATGCAGCCATTCCGAATCCGGCTTGTGATTGCGCCATCCCCATAGCAGCCATCACATCAGTACCGGAAAGAGAGTCAGAAGCCGTGGCCCGTGGTGAGTCGCTCATCATCGGGCTTTTTGGCGAATGAAATTTAGCTACGCTTTCGAGTCTCATCGTCTTCCCCTCTATCCTTTGCAATGACACCACACTTCAAACATTCGTTTCACAACCTCACGACAGTAGAAGCCGTAAGCATCGCGGGTAAGATCGTAGCGATTGCCATAACGCTGGCGCATATATCGTTCGAATGCTTTGTTCATGTGTTCTCCAGTTCGGTGATTTTTATTCCAAGCCTTCCGCCTGGTACTTTCACACCACGAATTACGCGAATGTCATCGAATTGCTCGTCGTCTTCCGCAAATCCGGCGTGGATAAGGGAGTCGAGTAAACCTTTCAGGATGTTGTCGAGGTCGCGGCGGCGGGAGTCTGGAACGTCTGCGATGACTTTGATACGGAGTCGTGATTTGGTGAAAATGTCTAACTTGAGTTGGCGAATGATTTGCTGAACGTCTTTTCGGTATTTCTGGCCTTTATCGCTGATGTAGTATTGGCCTCCCCGTCTTCGCCAGTAGGTATTCACCGACGGCGGGTATGGAAGCACAAACTGATATTCGTTCATGGCTTAATCTTCCCCTCCTTCAGCAGTATCGCCTGCGTCCTGATCACGCCTTCGAGGTGGTAAAGTCTGGCGTCTTTGTTGTCGAGGTTATGGGTGCGTCGGTCGATTTCATCGTGACACGCGCTACAAGCCCATGCGCCGATCAGGTCGTCAGGCTTCATTCCCGTTCCGCAAATTCCAGCCATCCGGTAATGTGCCAGAACTGTAGTTTCAGGGTTGCCATTGCATACGCCGTAAATACGTACCTGGCATTCTCTGCCGCGAGCTTCTTTGCGTAGGTTAGCCATTAAGCAGCCTCCCCTGTTACTTTCAGCATTCCGTTATCGAGCAGCTTTCTGGTCAGCCACTGTTGACCACACCCGGTGATTTTTGTGGTGAACGATATCTGTATTCCGTGATTTGTGTTGACCGCTGTTTCTTTCACTGTGAAATAGCCGCGATCCATATATTCCTGCATTGGCACATTGCGCCGGGAACCTGAAGCAATAAGGATTTTGTGATCGCGCATCCACGCAAACAGTTTGTTTGGACCAATTCCAACAACCTTTGCAAAGTTTCCAATCAAAATTCCGCTGGCCTCGCCAACGCGATCGGCAAACTCAACTTTAGGTGCGGCAATTGCTAGCTGGTTTTCCAGTTGCATTTTCTGCTCAGCAAGGTCAGCAGCAAGGCGCAACGCTTCTGGTAGCGTTTTTGGGATATTAACCGCAGCTTCTTCAAGCTCTCGCCAACGGTCAACAAGGCGAGCCGTGAATTCCGGCGACAACTGGGCTACAACGACAATACTGTCTCGCTTTCCTTGTTCGCCTTCGAATACATACACACAAAAACTTTGATTTAAGCCTAACCCATTGACTCTTCCACAATCCTCAATTTGAGGAAGCCGGATAACACCATTTTTAGCCAGCGTTTCGATGGTACGTTTCACATTGTCATGACGCTTACCAACCAACTCAGCGATTTCAATGCTTGTCATTTTTATGGCATTGCCATTTATTAACTCATTCATCGTCTTCTTCCTCGTACATTGAGCTATTCGGATCGCTCATAAGTTCTGCGCAACAGTGCTCACACACGTGAACTTCCAGCACATGCAGCTTCTGACCGCAGTTAGCGCACGTTAAAGCTCGCTCGACGCTTTCTTGTTCGTAACTTCGATTTTGGTCAATCACCTTGTTTTCCTCGCACAATGTCTTAGCCACCGGATATCCCACAGGTGAGCCGTGTAGTTGAAGGTTTTTACGTCAGATTCTTTTGGGATTGGCTTGCGTTTATTTCTGTAGCGTTTCGTTGGAAGGTATTTGCAGTTTTCGCAGATGATGTCGGTGAAACTTCGTCGCTGTCGTCTCATGCTGCCCTCCTGACGCCCTGCCCGATCGCCATCAATGCCGCTTTGGATACAGTAGTAAACATCCGTCGAGAACTGATGAACGGTCGCCAAATCAGCAGCATGGAACCTTTGCTGTTTCCCTTCTTCTCCAGTCCTGTCGATGGTTCGACAAAATTAATCCGTCCATCAGTGATAATACGAACTTCGTCGACACTCTCCAGAGCCTTGCTGAACCATCCGACTGACATATCCTCTGGCACAAGCATCACTACCGTCTGTCGTTGTTGTATACACTGCTCAGCGGCTTTTTCCACCCACGGCCTGATATTGCTGTACGGTGGGTTATTCCAGATTGCACCGTGGCTTACCCACTCAGAATTTAGCGCGTCGTCAGCCTCAGTTAGCCAGTGAGCGCACAGAGCATTTTTGTCGCTCGCTGCCGAATCCAGCCAGAATCCAAACTCAATATCCAGTGCATCAAAAAGCCAAAGCGGCGTTTGCCAGCAGTCCTTGTCGTGTGCTGGCGTATTTGATTTGATAGTCATGCAGCCCTACCTTTTCGTTGTGACCATTCATACTCTCGCCGGGAGTCATCACTCCACCGCACGTTGCGCTCTGAGCCGAACCAGAACATGATTTCGATAAGCTCAGTCATGCTGGCCTTTCGCATTTTGCTGGTACGCACGCCAAGCATGACAACGCCACCGTCGATACCAGGCGCACTTCGTTGCTCCAGTTTTTTGGTCTTAAGCCACAGGGCAGTGAACAGATCTTTCCAGTCCTCCGGCGCAAGTCTCTTTCCATGCCAAAGCACCTGACGTGATACGTCCTGCAATAACGCCCACATAAGGCGGTTTTGAGGATTGCTCCGCCTGGGTTCTTTAATGTGGACTTCGTGAGGTGACTTGTCGTCGATCGGAAGTGAGAGTATTGCGTCTATGGCGTTGTTTCTGATTGCTTCGTTGCGAAGCATGTATATTTGCTTCATTGTTACCTCGACTTAATTCTGCTCATTGATACCCCCTCTCACTTAATCGCCTCCACGCTTCGTTAAACTCTTCTCGGGTTGCGCCGGATTTTCTTTCTTCAAACATCATGCATTCGCTGATGTCTCCCCATGACTTTGGTCGCTTTTCAGCAAACAGATCATCCCATTCGAATACCCAACGGCCTGATTTTCGGTAGTGGTAAATAGTCAGCCATGTTGTGCTGTTCGCCGGATACCCATAGAGAACTTCGACTTTTTGATCACGGTCTTTATGCTTCTTCAGCAGGATAAAGCCAGCAACCAGCGAAGCTCCGGCAAGAATGATGATTGGTATTTGCCAGTCAGCCACGATTTACTCTCCCCCAAATAAAAAGGCCTGCGATTACCAGCAGGCCTGTTATTAGCTCAGTGATGTAGATGGTCATCTTTTAACTCCATATACCGCCAATACCCGTTTCATCGCGGCACTCTGGCGACACTCCTTAAAAATTAGGTTCGTGCTCATCTTTCCTTCCCGTTCTTCCTTGGTAGCAAACCGGTAATACACCGTTCGCCAGACCTTACCTTCGATAACCAGAAGACCTGCCCGTGCCATTTTAGCCGCGGCCTGATTTATGCTGGTTACTGTTGCGCCTGTTAGCGCGGCAACGTCCGGCGCACAGAAGCTATTATGCGTCCCCAGGTAATGAATAATTGCCTCTTTGCCCGTCATACACTTGCTCCTTTCAGTCCGAACTTAGCTTTGAGTTCTGCGATCTTCGCCAGAGCCTGTGCACGATTTAGAGGTCTACCGCCCATGACAGGAAGTTGTTTTACTGGTTCAGGGATCGACTCACCACGGTTAATTCTCGCAGTCATATGGACAAGCTCATCTGCGGCCTTACGGCGTAATTCCGCATCAGTAAGCGCATTGGCCCGCATGTTCTGATACAGGTTGGTAACCAGCCAGTAGTGCGCGTTTGATTTCCACGGATAAGACTCCGCATCCGGATACAGGCCTCGCTTCCGGCAATACTCGTAAACCATATCAACCAGCTCGCTGACGTTTGGCAGTCCGGCGATAACGGATGCTTCTTCCCGGCACCATGCAACAAACTGCCCGGGTGATGGCAGAAATGGTCGATTCTGCCGACGGGCTACGCGCATTCCTGCGTTAACCTGTTCCATTGTGGTGATCCCGTTTTCCCGGAAAGCCAGAACCCACTGGCGGCGGATTTCGTTCAGTTCGTTCTGGTCACGGTTAGCCAGGCTCGCCGGGAAAGTTGCCAGTAACTGGCTGAACACACCGTTGATGATCTGCGCTACCTGTTGTACCTGCGGCTTTTCGTCGTACTGTTCCGGCATGTTGTTGGCGATCCGACGCATCTGCTCACGGTCAAAGTTAACCATCTGTGCGGCGATGTTTTTCATAAATCCACCCCGTAAATCCAGTCAGTGTTTGTCAGGTCGAGTTTTGGTTTGCTGGCTGTCACGCCTGCCTGTTGCTTGTTACGGTTGATTTCGAGCTGGGTCCACTTGTCGCGGAGTTTGGCCGGACTCAGCACGTTACCGGACCAGAAGTTGTCCTGGCAGGCCCAGCGGAAAAGCACACACATATCGCGGTGGTTACGTCCGTCACGTTCACGCATCAGGCGGATATCGTTAGCCCACCCAGCAAAATTCGGTTTTCTGGCTGATGGCGCGATGGTCTTCACCATGTCAAACATCCACTCTGCGGCGGTCAGGTCTTCTGCTGTTCCCCACTTGCTGCCGCTCTGAATTGCAGCATCCGGTTTAACCACAGAAAGATCGTTTTCTGGCTGGTCAGAGGATTCGCCAGAATTCTCGGACGAATAATCTTTTCTTTTTTCTTTTGTAATAGTGTCTTTTGTGTCCCCCTGTTTTGAGGGATAGCAATCCCCCAATTTGAGGGATGTTTTATCCCTCGTTTTAGGGGATTTTCCCTCGTTTTGAGGGATACACCATTCTGAGATGTTTTTATTTGGTCCAAACATGCCGCCTTGCTGCTTGATAATATTCATTCTGACGAGTTCTAACTTGGCTTCATTGCACCGTTTGACGGGTAACTTTGTAATCTCGCTAAGTTGAGAATCGGTGATTCTGTCCATTGGTTTATTCCACCCATAGGTTTTACGCAGAATGGCAAGCAGCACTTTAAACTGTCGCTTGGTCAGATCTGCGCCTGAATAAGCCTCAAGCAGCATATTTGATAGTCTGGCGTAACCATCATCGAGATCTGCCACATTACGCTCCTGTCCGGCAAAGTTACCTCTGCCGAAGTTGAGTATTTTTGCTGTATTTGTCATAATGACTCCTGTTGATAGATCCAGTAATGACCTCAGAACTCCATCTGGATTTGTTCAGAACGCTCGGTTGCCGCCGGGCGTTTTTTCTTTGTGATTCCATCAAGCGCATACTTAAAAGCCCTGCTAATTGGACTGATGTCTGATGCCATTCCGAAAGCACACAAGACCGAAGCAATAAACCGCCAGTCCGTTCTGCTTATCTTCGATTCATGACAGCCAATCATCTTTGCCAGACCACGCTGGGTAAGCGTTGACAGGTTGATGAGTAAATCTGTTTCTGCGCGATCAACGTCACGCTGTGATAGTTTGCTGTAACTTGTTTGTTCCATTTCTTAAGATTTCCAATAGTGAATAGTTAGTTGAAAGGTATGCGTGGAAACGCATATGGCCTTAGTTGGTCAGATATCTTGGGGCTCGCTTTTCAGCGACGTAGGACGAATGTCCGTTGTTACAAAGAGCGGCTCCGCTTATTAAGCGGCTTTGTGCTCCGGCGGGAACACGTCATCAAGACTTACTTTTGCGCCTAACTTGTTTAGACACGCAACAAGAGCACGGCATGTTTTAAGGTCTGGGAAGCGACGACCAGATTCCCAATGTCCGATAGCTCCCTGTGTGCATCCAACTGCCTTAGCAAGTGTTGTTTGAGAGATATTCAGTGACTCTCGATATTTTCGTAGGTTGCTCATATGCCCTCCATAGTAACCATGAAGAAAAAATACAATATGTACTTTTTGAATGCAAGCAAAAATACACATTGTGCATGGATGGTTGCAATACAGAGCGTAATAATAAGGACATGAAAATGAAATGGTATGAACTGGCTAGATCCAGAATGAAAGAGCTCGGCATAACTCAAGAGAAGTTAGCCGAAGAGCTAGGTATGACGCAGGGTGGGATTGGACACTGGTTGCGCGGATCTCGTCATCCATCTCTTAGTGATATTGGTGTGGTGTTTAAATACCTTGGTATTGATAACATATCATTCAACCACGACGGGACATTTTCACCTGTTGGCGAATACTCATCGGCCCCAGTTAAAAACAATATGAGTACCCTGTTTTTCTCATGTTCAGGCTGGGATGTTCTCTCCAGAACTCAGAACCTTTACCAAAGGCGATGCGGAGAGATTGGTAAGCACAACCAAAAAAGCCAGTGACTCTGCATTCTGGCTTGAGGTTGAAGGTAACTCAATGACCGCCCCAACAGGTTCCAAACCTAGTTTTCCTGACGGGATGTTAATTCTGGTTGACCCAGAGCAAGCTGTTGAGCCCGGCGATTTCTGCATAGCCAGACTTGGTGGTGATGAATTTACCTTCAAGAAACTGATCAGGGATAGCGGTCAGGTGTTTCTACAGCCACTAAATCCACAATACCCAATGATCCCATGCAATGAGAGTTGTTCCGTTGTGGGGAAAGTTATCGCTAGTCAGTGGCCTGAAGAGACGTTTGGGTGATGGATGGCAAACCTCATAATGAATAACTTTAGCGAGTTGGCGACAAACTATCCACATTATATTAATATAAGGGAAAATCGATGAGTAAGTTCGGGTGTGATATGAGTAGGCAAATTACTGTTTTCGATGACACATCACAGTTAACATTTGATGATTTCGCTAGAGAAAACGGTGTTACCTATTGGTTTGCATCTGATTTAGCGATGATGCTTGGATATAATGGCATGGATCAGATATTGAAAGCCATTAACAAAGCTACATCTGTATGTGTGAGCCTCGATATCCCTGTATACGATAACTTCATCCAGATGCCTTCAGAAAATGCGAAAAATGACTTTAAATTAACTCGTTTCGCTTGTTATCTGATTGTAATGAATGGTGACATCAGCAATCAAAAAGTTGCAAATGCACAAGCTTATTTTGCTGGGCTCGCAGCAGAAATACACACTACATATCATAACCATGACGCAGTTAATCGAGTTTATTTGCGTGGCGAGATTACATCTAGAGAGAAAACTCTCAGTCATGTAGCCCATAAACACGGAGTAGTCGACTATGGTCTATTTCAAAATGCGGGCTACCGTGGGATGTACAATATGAATCTCTCACAGTTGAAAGCTCGAAAAGGCCTAACTAAAAAAGATGGAACGATGCTTGACTTCATGGGAAGCGAAGAGCTCGCGGCCAATATATTCAGAATTACACAGACAGAAGCAAGAATCAGAAACCAGAACCTGAAGGGACAGTCTCAACTAGAGAATGCTGCTGAGACCGTAGGGAGATCTGTTCGCAATGTAATGATTTCTAACACTGGAACAGCCCCTGAAAACATAAAACTTTCCCAAGAAAAAATTCAGAAAGTTAGAAGCAGCATTAAGAAAACTCATAAAGCCCTAGCAAAGCACGACCAAAAAAAACCATAAATGCATACCCCGGCCTCAGCGCCGGGTTTTCTTTGCCTCACGCCCCCACCTAAAGACACATAACCAAATGTATTTATTGAAAAATAAATAGATACAACTCACTAAACCACGCAATTCTGATCTCTCCTTACATCGCCGAGGCGATACACCCACGCTAAAAAACAACACTATTAAATACAAAGTGTTATAAAAAATCACCCTATTTTAGAACAAATAGTATTAACCCAATAAAGTACATATCGTACTATTTAACCGTCAGCAGGACGCTGGAAGCCAAACGGAACAGACTGGCAGGCTCTTTAAACAACGTCGAACTCTCGACTACGTGGCTGAAAAGCCAGATCACCCAACCACATGAGCTGTGGGATGCAATGCCGAAGCAACCGTCTCAGGAGGAGCTTCGAGATTGCATCACCAAAGTTTATTCGGGAGGAATCTATGTCCAGAAAAACAGAATTTAAAGGCACCTCAGCTTCTCGTCGTAGAGCTCGTCGCGCAAACCTGCAAAGTCAGGAGGCGATTAGCTCCGACAAGCTACACAGACCAACCCCCTCTCGAGTGGTCTTGCAATGCAAGCGCAAACCAGCAATGAGAGCAGAAGTAATAACACTGACAACGTTGACCAGAAAATATGAAGGCTCAACTTGTCTTCCGAACGTAGCTCTTTACGCGGCAGGCTACCGGAAATCCAAACAACTGACAGCAAGATGACTTGTGTTGGTCGCCAGAAAATGAAATTAGGCAGCAAACCACTTATTTGAGGTGAGATATGACAAAATCATGGAGCGTACCTTTTCCTGAATCAGAAACTGAACATGATGGAATGCCTGTTTTCTGGAGATTCCAGGCGACAGTTGAAGAAGATGGGATCAAAATATTCGCACTTCAATATATAGCTTTTCATCAGACAGAGCATTATGCATGGTTGGTTCCTGCGCATTGGATTGTTAATTTTAAACCAGCACCAAATCAGTGGTTACAGGAATGGAAACAAAGGAGAAATAGATATGCAATTAAGAAAGTAGCAAAAAATGCAGAAAGATCTTTTGCATTCCCGACGAAGAAACTTGCCATTGAAAGTTTATTGCGCCGAAAGAAATACCATTTGATGAGAATCAAACAAGATTTGGCTGTTGTATCAACTCTTGTTGATGGGATGAAGAATATTGATACATCAACACCAGATATTGAATATAACTTTGGACACAACCAAGAAACAGAAAATTGGGTGTTTTATTAGTACGAATAAGCACTGTGTATTCATTCCAACGAGTGAATACACGGAGCAATGTCGCTCGTAACTAAACAGGAGCCGACTTGTTCTGATTATTGGAAATCTTCTTTGCCCTCTAATGTGAGGGCGATTTTTTATCTATGAGGATATGAATAGATGTCAAACATCAAAAAATACATCATTGATTACGACTGGAAAGCATCAATAGAAATTGAAATCGACCATGACGTAATGACAGAGGAAAAACTTCACCAGATTAATAATTTCTGGTCAGACTCTGAATACCGACTCAATAAACACGGCTCTGTATTAAATGCTGTATTAATCATGCTGGCGCAACATGCTCTGCTTATAGCAATTTCGAAAGACTTAAATGCATATGGTGTTGTTTGTGAGTTCGACTGGGATGATGGAAATGGTCAGGAAGGATGGCCTCCAATGGATGGTAGTGAAGGAATAAGAATTACCGATATCGATACATCAGGAATATTTGATTCAGATGATATGACTATCAAGGCCGCCTGAGTGCGGCTTTACCGCATACCAATAACGCTTCACTCGAGGCGTTTTCGTTATGCAATCAAATATAAGGAGTTACCCATGATGCACTTTCAGCTCGCGGGTAGCGGCGTCATGTCCGCTTTCTACCCGCACGAATCTGAATTATCACGCCGAGTTAAACAATTAATCAGAGCAGCAAAGAAACAACTGGAGGCGTTATGCGCAATGAAATAGCCATCAATCACCAGATGCTTCGTGCTGCACAGAACAAAGCAGTAATAGCCAGATTTATTGGTGATTCCAAAATGTGGCTTGAAGCAAATAAAGCGATGAAATCAGCTATCAACCTTCCGTGGTATCGCAGGAAATGAGTTTTACAGATAACTGCTCAGACGAAGAATTCATTCGTCAGATGAAAGAATTAATCGGTAACGAAGGAGATATTCATGTCACTTGCAACCACAGTAAAGGAGAGCAAGTTACAGAGACGCATGTACACGCAGAAAGCTCTCTGGTATCGCCATAATGGCGACCGCGAAGGAATGCGGGTATGCCTTAATTTGTCCCGAGTCGAAGTATTAAATCAGCGTTATTTCCTTGGGCCGTGTCCATTCTGAGGTGAATTATGGATTTGAACAAATTCGATGAGCCATTCAGCCCTGAAGATATCGAATGGCGAATACAGCAAAGCGGTAAAACACGCGATGGCAAGGTGTGGGCTATGGTGCTGGCTTATGTCACGAACCGGGCAATCATGAAACGTCTGGACGATGTTTGCGGCAAAGCAGGATGGCGCAATGAATACCGCGATATTCCCAACAACGGCGGCGTTGAATGCGGCATATCAATCAGGATTGATTCCGAATGGGTAACCAAATGGGATGCTGCTGAAAACACGCAGGTAGAAGCTGTCAAAGGCGGTCGTTCCGGTGCAATGAAGCGCGCTGCCGTTCAGTGGGGAATCGGTCGGTATCTGTATAACCTTGAGGAAGGTTTCGCACAAACATCTCTCGATAAAAAGCAGGGGTGGCACAGGGCAAAACTGAAGGATGGAACAGGATTTTACTGGCTACCTCCATCACTGCCGGGATGGGCAATCCCAGCATCAGATAACAAACCATCACCAGAAAATACCAACCAGAAATCTCCATCGGTTGACTGCGAACAAATCCTGAAAGACTTCAGCGATTATGCAGCGACAGAAACTGACAAGAAAAAACTCATCGAGCGTTATCAGCGTGACTGGCAATTAATGGCTGGCAACGAGGAGGCGCAGGCTAAATGTGTTCAGGTAATGAACATCAGAGTTAACGAACTAAAACAGGCAGCATAAATGGCAAGCAGAGGCGTAAATAAGGTGATTATCCTTGGTCGGGTAGGACAAGACCCGGAAGTTCGATACTCACCATCAGGAACAGCGTTCGCTAACCTGACAATAGCCACGTCAGAACAATGGCGAGATAAAAATACTGGCGAGCAAAAGGAATTGACTGAATGGCATCGTGTTGCTGTATCCGGGAAACTGGCTGAGGTCGTGGGGCAGTATGTGAAAAAAGGTGATCAGATTTATTTCGAGGGAATGCTGAGAACCAGAAAGTGGAAAGACCAGTCAGGGCAAGACCGTTACACAACCGAGGTTCATGTCGGAATTAATGGCGTGATGCAAATGCTTGGCGGCATTGGCGACAGCAAACAACAAGCAGCCAGCAGGCAATCACAGAAGCCACAGCAGCAATCATCACCAGCACAACACAACGAACCTCCGATGGATTTTGACGACGATATACCCTTTGCACCAGTAACTCTCCCCTTCCCTCGTCACGCTATTCACGCAATTTAATCAGGAGAAAATCATGCCAGCGCCTCTGTATGGTGCGGATGACCCGCGCCGCTGTTCCGGCAATTCCGTATCGGAGGTGCTGGATAAATTCAGAAAAACTACGATCGAATAATGTCTCTACCGCAGGAAACGAAAGAGGAAAAGGAATTTCGCCACTGTATATGGCTTGCAGAGAAAGAAGAACGCGAGCGAATTTACCAGACATCAATCCGACCATTCCGCAAAGCCACATATACCCACTTCCCTGAATATATCGACCCGCGCCTGCGTAATTACCGCTCACGCTATGGCGCTATCAGTAATGACTGAGGAATTTACCATGAGAGGACTTGCATACAATCCCGGCATTCTTCCGGCAGAAATGATTATTCGCCAACGCGTAAAGCCAATGCCATCGAGAGAGGAATTGCTTAAGAGAAATTCTTCTCCGTCAGTGAATCAAAACAAATATCTGAATGCGATGTGGCGGAGTGGGAAGAAATGAAACGAATGACACTAATTGAGATGGATGGATTTCTGAAAGGTAAATGCATCTCATGTGATTTAAAGGTTAACGAAACAAATGCTGAATATATGGTGCGTAAATTTGCTGAAGCTGAGGCCAAGTGCGCGGCGCTGGCAGCGGAGAATGCGGGGCTGAAGTCTGGCGCTATGGACGAAATCAAGGTTATCAACCGTGGAGGGCAGGCATATTGCGTAAAAGATGGAGTGCAAGTTAATCCCATGTATGCAAGAGGGTGGAATGACTATCGCGCAAAGTTTCTGCAATCAGACACCCCAGCTACCGATGCTTTTCTGGCTGAAATTCGTGCAGAAGCACGCAACGAGGGGATTAACTATACCGCCAGCCGTCTTGCTGCTGCTTTCAACCACGGATTTATCAATGTCAACGACGGATGAAAAGTGATCCACTTATATCTCCACCAACGGCCCAATATTGATCCACCGTTTTACTCAGGATTAGCTTCAGCTATAACCCCGGCCTTTCGTTTCTGTCTGAGTCGATAGCTTTCTCCTTTGATTTGAACGACATGTGAGTGGTGTAAGATACGGTCCAGCATCGCTGAGGTCAGTGCTGCATCACCGGCGAACGTTTGATCCCACTGCCCGAACGGCAGATTGGATGTCAGGATCATTGCGCTCTTTTCGTAACGTTTAGCGATGACCTGGAAGAACAGTTTTGCTTCTTCCTGACTGAACGGCAGATAGCCTATTTCATCAATGATGAGCAGGCGGGGGGCCATTACTCCACGCTGAAGCGTCGTTTTATAACGGCCCTGACGTTGTGCCGTAGATAACTGAAGTAACAGATCTGCTGCTGTTGTGAAGCGAACCTTGATACCTGCACGGACTGCTTCATAGCCCATCGCTATTGCCAGATGGGTTTTCCCCACACCTGATGGCCCCAGTAATACGATATTTTCATTACGTTCTATGAAGCTGAGTGAGCGTAACGACTGGAGTTGCTTCTGCGGTGCTCCGGTGGCGAATGTGAAGTCATACTCTTCGAACGTTTTCACCGCCGGGAAGGCTGCCATTCGGGTATACATCGCCTGTTTACGTTGATGACGTGCCAGTTTTTCTTCATGAAGCAGATGCTCCAGGAAGTCCATATAACTCCATTCCTGGTCTACTGCCTGTTGTGACAGCGCAGGCGCTGCGCTTATAAGGCTTTCCAGTTGCAACTGCCCGGCGAGCGCCATCAGTCGTTGATGTTGCAGTTCCATCATCACGCCACTCCTCTGCAGAATGAGTCGTAGATGGAGAGTGGATGATGCAGGGGGTGTTTATCGAAGTTCACCAGATTTTCACCAGGATGCACGTCATACTCTTTTTTCTCCGGAGGCAGTGCCAGCATGGACTGCTGCTCTTCGAGCCAGCGATCGCAGGGACGGGCCTGGATTGTTTCATGCTTTCGTTGGTTAGCGACATCGTGCAGCCAGCGCAGACCGTGGCGGTTGGCTGTTTCAACATCGACAGTGATCCCCATCGGGCGCAGGCGAGTCATTAGTGGGATGTAAAAACTGTTACGGGTGTACTGCACCATCCGTTCCACCTTACCTTTAGTCTGTGCCCTGAAGGGGCGACACAGTCGGGGAGAGAAGCCCATCTCCTTGCCGAACTGCCACAGCGAAGGATGGAACCGGTGCTGACCGGTCTGATATGCGTCACGTTGCAGAACCACAGTTTTCATATTGTCATACAACACTTCGCGCGGCACACCACCAAAGAAGCGGAACGCATTACGATGGCAGGTCTCCAGCGTGTCATAACGCATATTGTCAGTGAATTCGATGTACAACATTCGGCTGTATCCGAGAACAGCAACGAACACGTGAAGCGGTGAGCGACCATTACGCATAGTGCCCCAGTCAACCTGCATCTGTCGTCCGGGTTCAGTTTCGAACCGAACGGCAGGCTCCTGCTCCTGAGGAACCGAGAGAGAACGAATGAACGCCCTGAGAATGGTCATTCCGCCACGATATCCCTGGTCTCTGATCTCGCGAGCGATTACCGTTGCCGGGATTTTGTAAGGATGAGCATCGGCGATGCGTTGACGAATATAATCCCGGTATTCATCCAGGAGTGAAGCAACAGCAGGTCGCGGTGTATATTTTGGCGGCTCAGATTTTGCCTGCAAATAACGTTTAACGGTATTGCGGGAGATCCCCAGTTCTCTGGCAATCGCCCGGCTACTCATTCCCTGCTTGTGCAGGATTTTAATTTCCATAACTGTCTCAAAAGTGACCATAAGCTCTCCTGAATCAGGAGAGCAGATTACCCCCTGGATCTGATTTCAGGCGTTGGGTGTGGATCACTATTGCACCGTTCGTGACAATCAATAAGTCTTTGCGTGAAGTTTTCGACGTTACACGCATGATTCTGTCAGCGAAAGAAGAGTTGGCTAATGAACTGCACCCGATTGATGGCCTGTCCGGTGAATATGCGGAGAAATCCCTTGAAGAATGGGCGGAACAGATTCGCAAAGGAGGCAACCAGTGAGCAAGATTGACTATGAGGCACTGCGTGCCAAGGCAGAAAAAGCAACGTGTGGTGTATGGTCGCTCGAATATGGAGAGAGCCGATTTGATTGTGATGATGCGCTAATTCATCGCGAGGCTGCTGGATATATTCCCATTTGCAGAATTGAAGGAGCGCATCCTGAAAGCGGTTTCGATGAAGATTTCCAAATGGAACAGCAGGCCAATGCTGAATTCATCGCCGCAGCCAGTCCAGCTACCGTGCTGGCGCTGCTGGATGAACGGGAAAGAAACCAGCAATACATCAAAAGCCGTGATCAGGAGAACGAGGATATTGCGCTAACGGTAGGGAAGCTGCGAGTTGAGCTGGAAGGCAAAGACAAGCTGATTGCAGAGCTTGGAAAACAATGCGCCGAATGGGAGCGAAAAGCATTAAGTAACTTTGAAGAGTGTGCTGCGATGGCTGAACGTATCGAAGAGATGAGTAAGCAAAGTTGCGAAGCCCGGGAGCGTGATTTGTTCGAATCATGGGTAATGCATTCAATTTGTATTTCCAAATCGACGCTTGAAGGATTGCGCACCGAAACTGGATACCGTAACGCGACCTTATCAGGAACAGACTTCAACCGCATATGGGAACAATGGAAATCTATCCGCGCCGCTGGCATTCGCATCAAAGGAGAGTGATATGAGCAGGAATACGGGTTTGTAAAAGATAACGCTTGTGAAAATGCTGAATTTCGCGTCGTCTTCACAGCGATGCCAGAGTCTGTAGTGTCAGATGATGGCCGTACTCAAACATCGGGTTGAGTATTATCTTACTGTTTCTTTACATAAACATTGCTGATACCGTTTAGCTGAAACGACATACATTGCAAGGAGTTTATAAATGAGTATCAATGAGTTAGAGTCTGAGCAAAAAGATTGGGCGTTATCAATGTTGTGCAGATCCGGTGTCTTGTCTCCATGCAGACATCACGAAGGTGTTTATGTAGATGAAGGTATAGATATAGAGTCGGCATACAAATATTCCATGAAGGTTTATAAGTCTAATGAAGACAAATCCCCATTCTGCAATGTGCGAGAAATGACTGATACCGTGCAAAATTATTATCACGAGTACGGTGGAAACGATACTTGCCCTCTCTGTACAAAACATATAGATGATTAAACCCAATATTACATAACAATCCTCGCACTCGCGGGGATTTATTTTATCTGAACTCGCTACGGCGAGTTTTGTTTTATGGAGATGATAAATGCACTTCCGAGTCACAGGTGAATGGAATGGAGAGCCATTCAACAGAGTTATCGAAGCAGAGAACATCAACGACTGCTATGACCACTGGATGATATGGGCACAGATAGCACATGCAGACGTAACCAATATTCGAATTGAAGAACTGAAAGAACACCAAGCCGCCTGATGGCGGTTTTTTCTTGCGTGTAATTGCGGAGACTTTGCGATGTACTTGACACTTCAGGAGTGGAACGCACGCCAGCGACGCCCAAGAAGCCTTGAAACAGTTCGTCGATGGGTACGCGAGTGCAGGATATTCCCTCCTCCGGTTAAGGATGGAAGAGAGTATCTGTTCCACGAATCAGCGGTAAAGGTTGACTTAAATCGACCAGTAACAGGTAGCCTTTTGAAGAGGATCAGAAATGGGAAGAAGGCGAAGTCATGAGCGCCGGGATTTACCCCCTAACCTTTATATAAGAAACAATGGATATTACTGCTACAGGGACCCAAGGACGGGTAAAGAGTTTGGATTAGGCCGAGACAGGAGGATAGCAATCACTGAAGCAATACAGGCCAATATTGAGTTACTCTCAGACAGCGGACGCAAATCACTGATAGACAGAATTAAAGGCGGTGACGCAATCACTCTTCATGTGTGGCTTGACCGATATGAAACAATCCTCACCGAAAGGGGGATCAGGCCGAAAACTCTACTCGACTACGCCAGCAAAATCAGGGCAATCCGAAGAAAATTGCCGGACAAACCGCTCACTGACATATCAACGAAAGAAGTGGCAGCAATGCTAAACACCTACGTAGCAGAAGGTAAAGCAGCTTCCGCAAAATTAATCAGGTCAACCCTTGTTGACGTTTTTCGTGAAGCAATAGCCGAGGGGCATGTGGCAACGAATCCGGTAACAGCAACCCGTACAGCAAAGTCAGAAGTAAGGCGCTCAAGGCTGACAGCTAATGAGTATGTCGAGATTTACCATGCAGCCGAACCTCTCCCTATCTGGCTAAGGCTGGCGATGGATTTGGCCGTCGTTACAGGGCAGAGAGTCGGCGATTTGTGCAGAATGAAATGGTCAGACATAAACGACAACCATCTTCACATTAAACAGAGTAAAACAGGGGCTAAACTCGCCATTCCGCTAACGCTAACGATTGACGCGCTCAATATCTCATTGGCTGATACACTACAGAAATGCAGGGAGGCCAGCAGCAGTGAAACTATAATCGCATCAAAGCATCACGATCCGCTTTCCCCGAAAACAGTATCAAAGTATTTTACAAAGGCGAGAAATGCATCTGGCCTCTCATTTGATGGAAACCCGCCAACATTCCATGAACTGCGTAGCCTGTCAGCGAGGCTATACCGGAACCAGATTGGCGATAAGTTTGCTCAACGTCTTCTCGGGCATAAATCAGATTCAATGGCGGCGCGGTATAGGGACAGCCGTGGACGGGAATGGGACAAAATTGAAATCGACAAATGA